TGTGTCGCAGCGCACAGGGGTTGAATATTGGGCGTTGTATCGTATTGTGCGAGAGACAAACAAGCGGGGCGGGAAACAAAAGAACTGGGAAAAACTGGAAACATTTTTTAAGGGGGTGAAATGAATGATTGTTTAGAAAAACCTGATTACACTACCAATGTGAAGCCGTCCAAGATTGATTACAAAGAAAAAAGCTTATGCACGGCCTCCTGCCTGGAAGAAACGGAAAACTGCCAAGGGTATAAATTATCTATTATTTTTGGCGGGTGTATGTATCTGAGCAATGTTTCCGGAAAGTGCATGCGGCGGCCGGAGGGAAGAAAATGAAAAAATATTCCCCCTGGGCGAGGTTAGGTATTTTGGTTGGGTTGCTGCTGGCAGGATGGACGGTGCTGGGAGACGTGGACACATGACCGATGATTTATGGGATAAATTAGGGGAGTTGTTCGGAGGATGATATGAAAGTTTTAGTAGCGTGTGAGTTCTCTCAAATTGTTACAAACGCCTTTAGGTTACAGGGACACGACGCTTTTTCGTGTGATCTTTTGCCGACAGAGGGAAACCCGGATTGGCACATACAAGCTCCCGTTGAAACCCTCTTTGACGACGAATGGGACCTTGTTATTGCTCACCCGCCCTGTCAAGCACCTTGCAGTATCCGGGGCGCGATGGTTCAAGGATAAGCGGGAAGAACAGGCACTGGCAATAGGTTTTTTCATGGCTTTCACCATGCTGAATTGCCCCCGGATTGCCATAGAAAACCCCATCGGCATCATGTCAACGATTTACCGTAAACCAGATCAAATAATTCAACCGTGGATGTTTGGGCATGGGGAAACAAAAGCAACCTGCCTTTGGCTAAAAGGTTTACCAAAATTAATTCCGACAAATATTGTTGAGGGACGGGTAAATAGAGTTCACCGTGAACCGCCTGGGCCGGAACGCTGGAAGAATAGATCAAGGACGATGCAAGGGATTGCAAAAGCAATGGCAGAGCAGTGGGGATAGACAAACCTTTCCCCGCCCAGATGCTCCATAAATACACCTACGAGCAATTGGAGCGGATCGCAATAAAAGTAGATTCCGGCATTCTGATGGAAGAGGCCGAACGGCAAATGTTGAGAGAAGAGAAAATTGAGAGGTTTATGAAGAATGAGCGAAATAAGGCTGTTTAATCAGGATTGCATGGAAGCTATGAGAGATATGCCAGATAAATATTACAGCCTTTGTATTTGCGATCCTCCCTACGGAATTAACGCACCTAATATGCAGATGGGCAATGCTCCAAACAGGAAAGGAAAAGAGCAATATCCAAACGAAAGTTGGGCGGTTAAATTAAAAAAGAACCGTTTGCAACGTCTCAATGGCGGCGGCGGAAAGCTAAAAGATAGAATATTAAACAAGTCTGTAATTACATGGGATTACGAAAAACCTTCACCTGAATACTTCAAAGAACTTTTCCGGATCTCAGTTAATCAAATTATATGGGGCGGCAATTATTTTGGATTACCAGCAACAAGAGGAATTGTATGTTGGGATAAAGTTCAACCGTGGGAAAATTTCTCGCAATGGGAAATGGCGTGGACATCCTTTGATTGTCCTGCAGCAATGTTTCGTTTTTCAAATACTGGCGGAAATATAACAAAGTTTAAAAAAAAGATACACCCTACAGAAAAGCCAATTGAACTATATAAATATTTACTCCTCAAATTCGCCAAGCCCGGAGACAAGATTCTGGACACGCACGGCGGCAGCATGAGCATTGCCCTTGCATGCCACGATTTAGGCTACGATCTTGATTTATTTGAGATCGACGAGGACTATTTCAAGGCCGGAAAAGAACGGCTGGAACGACACCAGAGGCAGCAAACTTTATTTAAACCGGAAGAATTAAGGATGGGATGAAGAAAAGCAAAATGAGTATTTGCGCTTACTGTAAATTGCATCAATGCGGCATCACATATCGCATTGTTAAAGAGCACGGTTGCTTAAATAATAAAAAGCAATACGGCCAAAAGCAACAATGCAAGCACTTCCGCAAAGTAGATCACCCAATTTGGGTGGAAAAAGAGAGAATCAAGAAACGAAGAAAAAAGTTTCAGGCGATTAAGAAAGCTAAAATTGAGAGGCTTATGAATGTTGATGAGCAAAGAAATAAAAATAATAATTAATGGCACGATCCGCTCGAAGAAAAACAGCAAGCGGATATTTGCCACCGGAAAATCTAAAAAAGTGCTGCCGTCGAAATCTTATGTATCCTGGGAACAAGACGCCTGGCGGCAGATGATGGCGGCAGGTTTTAATACATTAGGTGTTTTATCATGCCCGATAGAAGTAACGGCAATGATTTATTACAAAGGGCCACGCCCGGACTTAAGCGGTGCCCTGGAATCAATAGGCGATTGTCTCCAAAAGATAATCTGGGCAGACGACGCTCAAATCGAATCATGGGACGGCTCCCGATTAATCCATGACAAAGATAATCCACGGACGGAAATCACGGTTAAAATACTTTAAGTTTTACTTTAAGATTAACATTTTTCTTGATTTTTTATTGCAAATTTGTAATAGTGATTATGGCTAGAGGTAAAGATTTGAAATCACATTTAAACATAAAACCAAATATTTAAGTCCCGGTGAGATTTCCCCGCAATGGGGATCCTCTAGCCAGCCGGGGCTTTTTATTTGGTGAAGGGTAACAAATGGGGATAGGCTTCATGGGCTGAAAACCGGCATTCCGAGCCGGCTTCCCCTGATAACAATCGGCTATATTATAACGGAGATAATATGACAAAAAAATATTCAGAGAAATTAAAAGATCCTCGCTGGCAAAAATTAAGGCTTCAAATACTTGAGCGTGATGAATGGATTTGCCAAAGGTGTTTCAATGGTGAATCCACACTCCATGTTCATCATATGGTTTATACACGAGGCCGTGATCCGTGGGAATATTCTTGTGATTCTCTTATAACTTTATGCGAGGAGTGCCATAATGTAGAGCATGAACTAATGGAGTATTCAATAACTGAACTAATTAACAGCATAAAGGAAAAAGGTTTTTTATCATCGGATATAAATAATATAGCATCTGGTTTTAGACAGTTAAAATTTGCTCATGGAGTAGTTCGATGTTCTGAAACCATAGCATTTGCTCTGGGTAATAAAGAAATTATGGAGTTAATTTACGATAAATATATTGAATGGGAGCGTTTAACGTATGGTAATAAAATAGCACAACGATTTATAGATGAAGGCGCGAATAATGGCACGTACTAGATCAATAAAACCTGAATTTTGGAGTGACGAGAAGCTCGCGAGACTCTCGCGAGACGCTCGCTTAACTTTCGTAGGTCTGTGGAGTGTCTCCGATGATTACGGTGTAGCTAAGGGGCATCCAGCATGGTTACGATCCCAGCTTTTCCCATATGATGAAGAGTTAAAATTGTCACAATTTAAGAAATGGTTAGATGAAATAGAATGTATAGGAATTATTATTCCATTTACAGAAAATGATGAAAGTTATTATTATATAAGACATTTTTCTGATCACCAGAAAGTCGACCATCCATCGAAATTAAGAAACCCAGAACCACCTTCAGACATACTCGCGAGATTCTCGCGAGAGTCTCGCGTTGAAACTGAAACTGAAACTGAAACTGAAACTGAAACTGAAACACTTACGCGCTCCCAAAAATTTGAAAAGTTTTATTTAACATACCCCAAAAAGAAATCTCGTGGAGACGCGGAAAGAGCCTTCTCTAAAATTAATCCTGATGAAACTCTGCTCGGTGTAATCTTGCAAGCTCTCGACAAAGCCAAAAAATCAGAAGATTGGATCAAAGATAAAGGCCGTTATATTCCGTATCCGGCGACATGGTTAAATGCTAAATGCTGGCTTGATGAGATCGAAACACAGCCCGATAATAGCCAACGTGCAAGCCCTGTATTCAAATCAACTGTTTTCCCGTGTCCGAATTGTGGGGAAAGAATTACTGAATCTGATTTACTAGGCGATGGTTGCCTAATTTGTATGAGGCCACAAAATGCACAAAATACCACCGCATGATATAACAGCAGAACAAGCCGTTTTGGGTTCGTTGCTGTTGGAAAATAGCACATGGGATGAGATAGCAGGATTACTAAATGCTGAAGATTTTTACAATACCGGCCACCAGATGATATTAAAAACCATTCAGAAATTAATCGAATGTGGTCAAGTAGCGGATATATTAACAGTATCGAGCAATATTGCAGCTATGGGAATGACTGAGCGCACAGGAGGCACGGCTTACATTGCCGGTCTTACTGATTCGGTTGTTTCTACGGCAACAGCTAAAGCATATGCTGGGATCGTTAAAGGAAAATCCATAGAACGGCAAATAATCAGCGAATCGTCAAAGATCATCGAAGCTGTTTATGATTCGGCAGAAACCAGCAAAGTAAAGTTGGAAGAAGCTCAAAAAACTATTTTAAATCTGTCACTTGACAACGATAAGCAAACTTTGCAAAACTCTTTATCAATCGTCAAAAAAACATTTGCTGACATTGAAGAACGCAATAAACGCGGTGGCAGTTTAATAATCGGGCACACTACAGGGCTACGTGATTTGGATTCGATTTTATCCGGCCTGAACCCGGGTGATTTGATAATTATTGCCGCCCGTCCAGGTATGGGCAAAACAGCATTGGCGCTGAATATTGCGGTAAACGTCGCCTTTTCTCAGTCGCCGGTTGTAATATTTTCATTGGAAATGCCTGCCGATAGCCTAATGACAAGGATTTTTGCAGGCAGGGCAAAAATTGACTCAAGACAGATACGCCGTGGGCAACTTTTCGGGGGACACTGGGAGAAATTGGCAAAAGTGGCTAGCGAAATCGGCAATATACCCCTGTTTATTGACGACAAGCCGGATATAACCATACAGGAAATCAGAGCTAAATGCAGAAAACTAAAGAAAGATCATGGTTTGGGCATGGTTGTCGTTGATTATTTACAGCTTATGAAAGTTACCGGTAAGTATGACAACAGGGAGCAGCAAGTGGCGGAAATATCACGCACCTTAAAGATTATTGCCCGTGAAATAGAATGCCCGGTCATTGGTTTATCTCAGCTTAACAGGCAAGTAGATAGCAGGCCGGATAGACATCCGATGCTCAGCGATTTAAGGGAATCGGGAGCTATCGAACAGGATGCCGATGTTATTGCTTTTATCTACCGCGATGAAGTGTATAACAAATCGGAAGATAACCCGGAAAAAGGAATCGCGGAAATAGATATTGCGAAACATCGTAATGGCGCACCAGGGCGAATTAAAACAATATTTGACGCAAAAACACAAACATTTAGGGATATGGCGAGGTTAAAATGACATCTGAAGAAGTTAAAGTTTTAAAGCGAAAACGCGTGTTGAAATTGCAACTTATCGAATTAACCAATAAGGAAATCGAAGAACTAGATCGGTTAATTGAGGAAGAAGAGAGACAGAAGCCCAAAAAGATAGCCACTGCTGAATTGATGGCTAACGGTTATAATATTATTTAAGCAGGGGGCAAAATGGAAGAAAATAAAATCAAACGCATGGCCGAACGGAAACACCCGACAAAAGAGGACTTTTTCTGGTGTGCGTATCACAAAGATTATCACCATATCAGCAAATACAGCAAAAACCGTGCTAAAAAATACGGCATCATGGCAATTTGCCAGGAAGCGAATAAAATTTATCACAATAGATCGGTGGAAAAGCATGGAGATTATCATAAAAAAGCGAGTGTAAAACGGTTCGACCGTCGCCATCCGACAGACCCGAATTTGTTTTGGTGTGGGTATCATCAGCGTTTTGAGCCGAGGGAAGATTTTTACACGAAAGATACGAAGCTCGGGTTGTCGTCGATTTGTAAGGCCGCCACTGCGGAACGAAAAGCGCAGTGGTATCAGGATAATATCATCAAGAAAACTGAGCCTAGCAAAGATAAATTATCTGCATGGTGTAAGAGGATGATGGATAATCCGCACTATTTTCAAGACATTTTTCACACGCCGGCGACGCTGGAAAATATTAAAAAACAAGCAAAAATATACGGCATGTGAGGGAATAATGAACATAGAGGAATTTATGGCCTGGACGCACATCAGGCAAAAACAATGCTCCTGTTTATTGGCAGGAGTCAAAAACGCAGAATACAGCCGCAATGACGACAAGCTGCATAATTTTAAACGTGCTGGCGCGTTGTTGGGGTGTACTCCGCATGAGGCGTTGGTGGGTATGTGGTCGAAACATTTAATTTCGATATTGGACATGGTGAGCGATTATGCGACGACCGGGAAAATACCATCGTCCGCGATAATCGACGAAAAATTTACTGACGCGATAAACTATTTGCATTTGCTGGAAGGGTTATTCCGGGAGGAGAAAAATGGTAAATAAATGTATTTTTATCGGAAGGTTAGGACGCGACCCAGAAACAAAATATCTGTCATCAGGGGAGCCGGTGTGTAATTTCTCAATTGCCATTGACGAAAGTTACAAAAATAAAGCCGGGGAAAAGGTACAAAAAACAGAGTGGGTAAATATTGTTGCATTTCGCAAGCTTGCGGAAATTTGCGGTAATTATCTGGTTAAGGGAAAGCTCGTCTACCTTGAAGGGAAAATTCAATCCCGTTCCTGGGAGGACAAGGAAGGCATGAAGCGGCAGACTACGGAAATTGTGGCGAATGATATGAAAATGCTGGATTCTAAAGGAAAAAATGAAAACACTCCAGCGCCGGAACCAAACAGAAGTACTGATGACGTTCCGTTTTGAGGAGGGAGTGGCGAACCACCGAGCGCGTTGTTTTAAGATCGATGGAAAAGGAGGGGTGGTCTCATCACCACCCCTCCTTTTCATTTTTCTTTTTTCGGTCTCCCGCTAACCTCTAGCTACACACCTTTTCTCTAATTCAGCCGCCGCTGACATGACTAAATACCTACATTGTTCGTATTCCTGCAAATCCCCATCTTCCTCTTGCCGGCTCCCAAGCAATAAAATTCTGCCAATTGACAAGCGCTGAAGCTGCTGCAGATCATCATTAGACGATGTTTCCATTGCTTTAATTAATTCGCTATATTTTTTGGCTTTCATTTTCCTCCCCTCCCTTCGTACATATCGGCAAAATGTTCCTGCTCTGCGTAATATTTTTTTATGATAATTCCCGCCATGGCTGATTTAGTCCGTGATTCCCTGGCAGCTTCAGCTTGTATTTTCTCGATCAGATCCTCGTCAAGATATACCATGACACCTGATTTTGTTGTTTCTGATTTTGGTCTGGGCATTTTTAAGACTCCTTATTTCCCCTTTTGTCTGCTATTTTATTTTTGTTCAGTAATACATCCCCTTTTCGATCTTTGCTAATATTTTTTTCATTTTCTTCCTCTTGTGTGTTTGATCTTATTGCTTGCACTGTATCTCTAATATTACCCCAGCCGATGTCATCAACGTCTGTTGCCTGTGCGTAATCAAGCAACTCATCAAGGTCAAAAATCACATATCCCCCATTTCTGATTTCGTCATAGCGCGGATCTATAAAAATATCATCGTCCTCTATTTCATCGGGATCGTCGCCGCATTCTTCAGCCACTTGGACTTGTAAGTCCTTATACTCCCCAAATTCATTTCCATCCCAGTCAGATGTTGTTCCGCCGTCGCGCAGATTAATAATATCCTCTGCGAGTTGTTCCATATTGTCGTAATAATGCATATAATAATTATCTCTATCTTGCAAAGTTACTCCTCCACCATTATTAAAAATAATATCGATATTCATGATTTCCCCCTCCTTTGTGTGTCGTTTGATTATATGTATTGCATTCAGCGTGCCAAATAATAATAGATAATTATACTAAATAAAAAGGCTATGAAATACAACAGGTTATAAGAGCAATGGCAATATTGGCAGTGGCATATAATCTGCGGCACTATAGTGATTGTAAAAAAACTTTACAGCTCAAAACTACTAAAAATGATCATATCTAACAAAATCAAGCACTTATAGAAAATAGCCAATTGTAAAGAAACTTTACAGTTTTGAGGCTAAACTTGTAACTATGTATAATTGTTAATAATGTTAAAATCAAGACTGTAAAAAAATCTTACAAGTTTTTTGACTTATTGCGAATACTGTGGTAAAAGCTAATGAATACTTGAGGATAGGGAGGTGTGAGAATGGAAAGAGAACCGCAATGTGAAGTGATTACCATTAATGATGTTAAAATTAAATACTCTATAGCGCCAACAGAATTTGAAATTCAAGCAGCTCTATTTTCAGAAATACGCCATCAATGCTCAATTGTAGATAATCATTGTGAAATTTTAAGCGAAGTAACTGTAAATATGGACGATAAATTGTTCAGGTTTGATTTAATGTTATTTAGATATAATGTTCCTCAATGCGGAATAGAGGTAAAAAAGAGACCATGGAAACCATGCACCGTTCATGGTAAAAAACAGGTCAATAATTACATTGTTTTCGAGGAAAACACAAACATACCTGTATTATTTTGTTACGGCATGGATCAGGTTGAGGAAACCGTTAAGAAAGTACATAAATACATATACTAATGAGGTTAACATGGAACCTACAGTATGCCCGCCAATTAATAAACCTACCGACCGGATTAAGATAAATCAGAAACGCCATAGACGAAAAGAGAAGAAAGATAAGCTGCTTACAGAGTGGAATTGCAACTTGTGCCATATGCAGTCCAGATGCAAAGAATTATGCCCGCCGATGGAATGGATCGTGAAGCAAGTCGAGGTTGATCCTGGCACCGAGTCACCTGGATGTGCTGCCCTTGACGATGATAAAACAGGGAAATGGCCGGATATGTTGTCGGTATCTGAAATTATTTTTTCACTTTTTTTTAATGAGCAACTCACACCACAAGAAATATCAAAACAACTCCGCATATCAAATAGTTACGTTTACAAGGTAATAGAAAAGGGAAAGAAAATCCTATTCGCCAACTTAAAGAAAAAGGTTGAATTTGGTTCCCTTAATAAAAAGGGTTAAGCATAGTACCTTAAAGCCTCTTTACTAAGCGTCACGCGCAAGCGTTGAGCGCCAAGAACCGGACGGAAACAAACAACATGGCACAACATAGCAAATTAGATAATGATTCAATCGTGGCATTACACGAGGCTGGTAAAAGTTGCCGAGCTATATCAGCAATCGCCGGGATATCAAAAACATCGATTGCAAAACGACTCAAACATTTAACCCCACGGAAAAGCACAGAAATATTTAAAGAGCTAAAAGCTGATATCTTTGCGGAAAAACAACGGAAATTATTAATGTCGTCGGACAAGCTTTCCCCAAAAGAACAGCGTGATATAGCGGTTGCAGTAGGTTGCTATCACGATAAAGAGCAACAATTACGCGGTAATAGCTCAGAGGGAAAGCCGCTGGTAATCATCAACAGGATCAGTATCAATGATAGGATGCAAACGACAAACGAGCAAATAATAGAAGTCGGTAGCTAAACAAGGACTCGAACTCATAAGACAAGTATTTAATATGATTAATATTTATAAAATAATAAAAATCAAATACCCCCAAAAATACCCCCATAATAGCATGGGTAGTCGGTGTAGATAGCATTATTATATGATTATACAGGCAGAGGCAGAGGGATAGCAATGCAGGCAAAGAGGCATGATGAGAGCAGCAACCAGGGAGGGATTGAGCAACGGCAATATATATGCGGTCGCCCCTACCCCATGTCCCCCCTGCCCCTCATCTCATACCTAGATATACCCTCTCCCAGACTTTATCAAACAAAGGGGCCGATATGAGCGAAATAAGATCGAAACCGTCTACAACGCAATATCGCAAGAATTGGGACAAGATATTTAATAAGCCGGTTAAGATTGTAGATCGTACGGAACTTGAGAAGCCTTGTAATGGAGAGAATTACGTTGTCAAAAGCAAGTGATGCCCGACAGAAAGAATACTTTGCGAAGCAGCCGAAGGCGTTGGACTTTGACAAGGATATTGCGAAGTTTACTCCTCGGCAATTAGAGGCATGTGCGGCGATTGATAGCGGGTTATATAAGTTTATTTTGTACGGTGGTGCTCTTGGTGGCGGGAAGTCGTATTTCTTGCGATGGGTGCTTGTTCGGATGTTGATGGCGTGGTTCTTTGAAAAGGGTTTATCGAATGTTAAGGTGATGCTCTGTTGCGAGGATTATCCGCAGTTAAAAGACCGGCAGATTGAGAAGATTGAGCGGGAGTTCCCTGAGTGGTTGGGCAAGAGTTATTCCGATCACAAGTCATACGGGCGTTGTTTCATGTTGCATTCGTCTTATGGTGGTGGGATTATATGTTTTCGTAACTTGGATGATGCCAGTAAATATCAGTCGTCTGAATGGGCGGCGGTTGCTGTTGATGAGTTGACTAAGAACGATTATGACACCTTTACGGAAGTTCGGAAGAGGTTGCGTTGGCCCGGATTGGCCGATGATGAGTGTTTGTTCTTGGGGGCGACAAACCCTGGCGGCATAGGCCATAATTATTGTAAGGCGTTTTGGATAGACAAGATATTCCCGGATGAGTTTAAAGCCCCTTACGATTACACGAAGAAGTTTTGTTATATACCGGCTAAGGCTGACGATAACCCGCACTTGGATGAAGGTTATTGGATGATGCTGAACACCCTTCCGGCACACCAGCGGGCGGCGTTTCGGGATGGTTCTTGGGATTTGTTTATCGGCCAGGCGTTTGGGGAATGGAGTAGATCACACCATGTTATTAAACCGTTGCCGGTTCCCAAAGACGCGCCTTTGTTTATGACGTTCGACTGGGGATTTGGAGCGCCCTTTAGTGTTGGTTGGTGGTGGCTGGATAGTGACGGGCGTTTTTACCGGTTTGCTGAATGGTACGGGTGGAATGGCACTCCAAATCAAGGATTAAGGTTGGCTGACGGTGAAATTGCTGATGGTATTCGGAAACGTGAAGAGTCGATGGGTTTTGCTGAAGAAACGAAAACTGACAACGGTATTGTATTTAATAGCAGAATCCATCGACTTTGTGACCCGACTTGTTTTAATAAGAAGCCTGATTACCGAGGTGGTGGTCAAGGGCCGTCAACGGCAGATGAATTTAGGGCAAAGGGTCTTATTTTAAGGCCGGGTGACCCCAGTCGCGTTTTGAAATGGCGGCAGGTACATCAACGGTTGTATGTTCCTATGGAAGGTGACAAAGTTATTGGTGTGCCGATGGTGCAGGTTTACGATAGTTGCATTCATTTTATACGAACTATCCCGAACATCGTTGTCAACCCGAATAACCCGGAAGATATTTCGACAACCGGGGAAGATCATATTGCTGACGAATTTGCGCTCTTGTGTATGGCCAGGCCGATGAGTATAGCTAGCTGGAATCAGGAATTTAAGCAAAAAGAAGATAAGCGAAAACGACCGGATGATATTTCCGGTATTGCTCACATGGAACTTGAAGAATTTTACCGTAATCAGGCAGGAGAAAATGTCAATTATGGGTGGTAAACGCATTCTCATAACAGGTGGAGCTGGTTTTCTGGGGTCGCATCTTTGCGAACGGTTACTCTCTGAAGGGAATGCGATTATTTGCATAGATGATTTAAGTACCGGAAATTTAAATAATATTAAGCACTTATTAGATAATGAGAATTTTAAATTTTATAAAAGTAATGTCCAATTTTCTATTTTACATACCGCAGATGAGATATACAATTTAGCGTGTCCTGCTTCTCCGGTTCACTATCAAAGCAACCCTATTCGTACAATGAAAACTAATATTTTGGGATCTTTAAATGTTCTGGATATTGCAAAGCAAATAAGAGCAAAGGCATTGCAAGCCTCAACTTCGGAAGTTTACGGTGATCCTAAAGAGCATCCGCAAACTGAAGGTTATTGGGGCAATGTAAATCCGAATGGTATCCGTAGTTGTTATGATGAGGGGAAACGGGCGGCGGAGTGTTTATTTTTTGATTACCATAGGCAATATGGGATTGACACGAAGATTGCACGGATTTTTAATACATATGGCCCCAAAATGGATATTGAAGATGGGCGGGTAGTCAGTAATTTTATTGCTCAGGCATTATCGGGGAAAGACATAACCATTTATGGTGATGGTTCTCAAACAAGGTCTTTTTGTTATGTAAATGACACAATAGACGGTTTAATTAAATTAATGGAATCTCCTGTAAATGGGCCGGTTAATATTGGTAATCCAACTGAAACAACAGTATTAGAACTTGCTTACATAATCGTAAAATTAACAAATAGCAAGTCGCGTATCGTTAATTGCGTCTTGCCGGAAGATGATCCGATAAGACGCAAACCGGATATAAATTATGCCAGGGAATATTTAAAATGGGAACCAAAAGTTGAGATTATTGAAGGAATTAATAAGACAATTGAGTATTTTCGCGGGGTGCTTAATAAATGAGTAATCTAACGAAAAATATTCTTTGTATCGGAGCTGGTTACGTTGGTGTTCCTTCAATGGCAATGATAGCATATAAATGCCCTGAATATAAAGTGACGGTAGTTGATATAGATAGTAGGCGTATTAACGCATGGAATAGTAACATTTTACCAATCTATGAGCCGGGATTAGATAAAATTATTCAAAAAACACGTAATATTAATTTATTTTTCTCAACTGATGTTGAAAATGAGATTAAGAAAAATGATATAATCTTTATTTGTGTCAATACGCCTACCAAAAATCACGGGATCGGTGCTGGTAAAGCAACCGACTTGCAATATTTGGAAAATGTAATACGTCAAATAGGAAAATGTTCAAATTCACAAAAAATTATAGTTGAAAAGAGTACGGTTCCGGTAAGGACAGCCGGTTTTATCAAGAAAATACTCGATACAGAAAGTGAATATTCATTCACTATACTTTCAAATCCTGAATTTATGGCAGAGGGAACAGCTATCAATGATTTAGCGTTTCCTTCGCGGGTTCTTATAGGTTCTGATGAAACAGAAAGTGGAATTGCTGCCAGAAATGAACTTATCGAGATTTATTCTGCTTGGATACCAACGGAAAAGATCATTACCACTAATTTATGGAGTTCTGAATTATCGAAATTAGCGGCAAATGCTTTTCTTGCACAACGGATTTCATCTATTAATTCAATTTCGGCATTATGCGAGAAAACGGGGGCTGATATTACTGAAATTTCGCATTCTGTTGGTATGGATGAACGGATTGGAGGAAAATTTCTTACTTCCGGTATAGGTTTTGGTGGTTCATGTTTCAAAAAAGATATTTCCAGTTTAATTTACCTTTGCGAATGCTATGGGTTAACAGAAGTCGCGGCATATTGGGAAGGTGTATTGAATATAAATGAATACCAGCAAAAACGATTTGTAGATAAAATAGTTAAATCTTGTAATTCCATAGCAGAGAAGAAAATATGCGTTTTGGGTTGTGCTTTTAAAACCGATTCCGATGATGTGCGTGAAAGTCCTGCTATTGGGATCATAAAACAGTTACAAGAGGAAGGTGCTCATATAGTTGTTTCAGACCCACAAGCATTAAAAAGTTTATCACGCCAGTTCGGAGAAACTATTCGCTATGAAGTTGACCCATATGAAGCAGTAAAAGAATGTAATTTGGTACTCTTGCTAACAGATTGGAATATATTTAAAAATCTTGATTATGCTAAAATATACAAATCTATGGAAAAGCCAGCATATATTTTTGATGGGCGTAATATTATAGATATTCAAAGATGCAAAGAGATCGGTTTTGAAGTGTATTCTATTGGAAAGGGTTAAAGTAATGTATTTTAGAACTTTATTTTTAATTGTCTTTTTAATGTTTTTTAGTTCGCAAGCCGATGCTTTTCGATGCGGCAATCATTTTTTTACGTATGGGAATACAAAGGCCGAAATTATATCAGCCTGTAAAAATCAAAGTATAAATAATCATAGCACTAAATTAATATATAATTGTGGCTCTAACGACTTTATTTACATTTTGATGTTTGACGGAAACGATATTCTTTTTGATGAGCACACGCAAGGCCGCGGTTATGGAAATTCTCAGTGTTTGGGGCACTAATATGGAAATAAATCTAATTATTGTCGGCATTGTTGCTTGCGTTTGCATCATTTGTGCCGGAATGTGCGTAATGGTTTTGCATAAAGAAAACAATGCTTTGAGAAAAGACAATCAAGACCTTCTAAACCGTTTAATGGCAAAAAACTATGCTGAATATGCACAAGTTGAGCTTACAAAAACTAAGCAAGAAGCGGATATTGAGAGGGAGAGAGTGGTAATTCCTGCGGCGAGAATGGTTGAGCAAGATATTTATCCGGTTAATTAAGGCATTTGATGAAACTTACAGAAATTTACCAGAAAATTAAGGGCAAAATAGACGATAAAGAGTTACTGGCGGCGACAAATGAGCTTTTTGAATCGTCGCAGCGTGATTATACGCGCATGATGATGGAAAAAATCTGGTTTCGCAATGTTCTTTATTACCTGGGAGAGCAATATCTTGAATATGTGAAATCTAGTCAATCTTTTCGCCGACGAATAATGCCTGATTATATACCTACTCCGGTATCAAACGAAATCAGAGAATATGTCCGTTCGGTAAAGTCAATGCTTCTGAATCAGAAGATGATTGCAAAAGTAGCGCCGAATAGCATGGATAAATCGGATATTAAGGCCGCCGAGCTTGCCGAAACGCTTTTGCAATGGCTTGATTCAGTGAATGAAGAAGAATTTAAGGACGAAGAAGAGAAAGTTGCTCTTTGTTTGCCTCTTTTTGGTGTCGGTTTCATGCGGACGTTCCCGTATATGGAAAATGACCAGTGGATTTTTGATAAATACGGCAATCCAATCACTACGGGCGAAGTTGGCTCAGAAAGTATTGTTCCTTTTCAGGTTTATGTTGATTTTCTTGGTGATCGGCTGACCAAAAAAAGATGGGTAGGCATTCAAACACTGAAATCAAAGGAGTGGGTAGAGGACACATTCAAGGTTAAGGTATCTGGGAATGGAAATGCGCTTGCAACCGATTACACAAAGCGGCTGATGAAAATGGTCGGGCAGGTATCACCCTGGAAGGGCGCGGGGATTGATATGTCATCTTCTAGTTTTGACGATGATGATTTAGTCCTGTTTCGTGAATTGGAAATGAAGCCGACATTATCCTACCCTAATGGCAGGTATGTAATATGTTGTGAAGATAAAATACTTAAGAGATATGACAGGTTGCCGATCAATACAGAAAATGGGAAGTGGCACTATTCAATTACAGACTTTCACTTTGATTATTTGCCGGGTTGTTTTTGGTCGGATGCCGGTGTGAATAATCTCATTAGTCCGCAGAACACTATTAATGAAATTGACCAGGCACTTTCCATTAACCGAAAAGGGTTGGCAAGGCCAAAGTTATTTTCTCCCGGTAAAATCGGTTTAAAACGTATTGATGAAGTCGGCGGATTAGGTGT